TAGGGGAGGCTTCGGTCTCCCCATTTATAAAGGATTAAAAATGACATTTCAAACAGATGCTCAAGTAACTAATATAGCAACAGGTGCTACAGGAGCAAACGCGACTAGTGATGGTCAAGTAACTGCTGTACATCCGCAAAGATTTTTAGGTCTTAGTTTAACTGCAGGAAGTGATACAGCTACTGCTGTTGTCCAAGATGCTAACTCGGCATCAGGTGCAGTAATAGCAAGATTATCTGCAGTAGCAAATACAACTACTTCACTTAAAGCACCACGTGATGGTGTGAAAGTATCTACAAATTTATTTGTTACAGTAACAGGCACAGCTTCTAACGCTTTAATTTATTGGAATTAAAATGCCAGAAGTTTCTAAATACGATTTAGAAATACAAGAACTTAAAGGTGAAATAAAACTTTTAAGCGAGCGTATCTCTACAATAAAAGATAATCATCTTCATCATATTGAAGAGAAGATTAATGGATTAATAAAAGTAATGTATACAATTGGCTTTATGGTTCTAGGTCAGTTATTGTGGGTATTAACTCGCGCATTAATGTAAGGGGGCAACTTGGCTAGTTCAGGTACACGAACATTTAATCTGCAGATTGCAGATGTAATACAAGAAGCTTATGAACGATTAGGGGTAAGCTCTAAAGGTGGTTATGATTTAATCACTGCTAGACGTTCTCTTAATTTATTAATGATCAAATGGATTAATCAAGGCGTTAATCTATTTACACTACATCTACATACAGTAGCAGTAAACTCATTTAACAATACAACATATCCTACATTTGACTTAGCAGCAAATGGTTATTCCGATATATTAACGGCAGCTTGTCGTGATACTGATGCAACTCCAGATCAAGACATTGAGATGGAAAGAATCAGTTATGCTGATTGGCTTTCTTATCCTAATAAATACTCAACAGGTACTCCACTTAAATTTGCAGTAGATAGAAATGCTGAGTTTAATTCTAGTGGTGTAGATAATCATAAAGTTTATCTATGGCCTGGGCCAAGTGAAGATAATAGATATGAAATAATTATGTGGGCTATTAAGTATGGAGAAGATATAACAGATAATTATTCACAAAATGCAGCTGTACCTAAAAGAATGCTACCAGCATTGATTAGTGGTTTAACTGTAGAACTAGCAAACAAACACCCAAAATTAGTAGACATAAACAGAAGACAAGAACTAATACAAATGTATAAAGAAGAATGGGAATTAGCTAGAGAAGAAGATAGAGAACGTGCAAGTTTTTATGTGACGCCTAAGGTTCGTGGATATGCATAATGGGCAAATACGCGAGGGGTAAACACGCAGTACTAATCGACGACCGATCAGGTTTTAAGATTAGGTACAAAGACGCTCGAACAGAGTGGACAGGATTTAGAGTATACAAGGGTGACTGGGAACCTAAACAACCTCAGTTAGATCCTGAAATGTATATTCAAGGGGGAGACTCTAGTGTTTTATATAAACCTAGACCTCCTCAAAGTACATCGGATACGATTGTATCTCTTGGACCTTTACATGGTAAATTTTCAGGACAATGTGCAGCTAACTTAGGAAGAGTTGTCATTGGTGCAGGAGAAGATGCTTTAGGTTTCCAAGCTACTGGTGTACTAAACAGTACTGGTATAGCAATTGCGGTTGTATTTCCAATACCTGTTGAAGCTTGGCAACAAGCAACAAGTGCACTAGGTAGTGTAACTATAGCAGCTACGGAATCTGCAGAAGGATTCCAAGCAACAGCTAGTTTAGGTACTGTCGCTGGAGCTCTGATACAACCTGTATCATTGTCTTCTGCAACTGCAACTCTTGGTTCAGTAGTATTAGCTACTGTTGAAGATGCTGAAGGGTTTGCAGGAACAAGTACATTAGGTAGTGTAACTCTTAATGTATCAGAAACTGTTTCTGGAATTGAACTAGGGGCTATGACTGCTAGTTTAGGTAACACTGGATTGTTCTTTAACACTACAGAGATACCTCCAGGATTAGCAGGTACAGGTGGATTAGGTTCATTAATATTTAATGGAGCTCATCCAGTGACGATGTCACAAATGACATCAACATTGGGAAGTGTTACACCTGAGGTAATAACTGCAGTACCAGTTACACTGTCAGGAGCGACAGCTACACTAGGTACAGTTACAGTAGTAACTCCAGGTTGGGGAACTTACCTGTGGGGTACAGATGAATGGGGTAATTAAATGGGATTAACATACGTACAATTAAAACAAGCAATCCAAGATTGGACTGAGAATGATGGTACAGAATTTACTACAGCTACAGGATCAGGAATTGCTCCTATTGATGTATGTATAGCTAATGCAGAACTAAGAATTATGAAGGAGTTAGATTTAAACGCCTTTAGAAAAACAACTACTATTGCATCAGGAACAGCTACAACAGGTGTAGCTATGCCTCAAGATTTAGTAGTATTAAGATTTTTACGTATTCAAAATGGTGACATGCTTTACCTAAAGGATGAAACCTATATACGTGAATATACTAAAAACCCAACGACAGGAACAGGTACTCCTATATACTACTCGTACCAACGTCCCGGAACAGCCTATACAACTTCAAATAGGCACACAAATATTATATTTGCACCCACTCCGGGGGTTGACACTACGTGTGAAATAGGTTATACTTATCATGTACCGGGTTTATCAGCTAGTAACGCAAATACGTATCTAGGTGATAATTGTCAGGATACTTTATTATACGCTTGTCTTGTTGAGGCGGCTACATTTATGAAGGATCAACAGCAATTAACCAACTACCAACAATTGTATGAACGTGCAGTTCAAACGTTAGGGGTAGAAGAACAAGTAAGAATGAGGAACACCGAACTGTACAAAGGTGAACTTCGAACATTAGGAAGATTAGAAGGAGATAGGTAAATATGGCAGGTATAACATCAGCATTATGTACTAGTTTCAAAGTCGAATTACTCGAAGGAGATCATGATTTTAATAACGGAGCAGACGCATTTAAAGTAGCGTTGTTGAAAGCTAACGCAAGTATCACAGGTACTTACGACGCGACAACAACTAACTATTCAAACGTAACTGGAAACTCAGATGAATTACCGAACGGCAGTGGTTATACTACTGGAGGATATGCATTAACAAATGTTAATCCAACGTCAAGTGGTACAACTGCTTTTACCACTTTCAGTGCTAACGCCGCATGGTCTTCAGCAACATTTACTACACGTGGTTGTATAATTTACAATACAAGTGATGGTAACTCAGCTGTAGCAGTGATTAATTTTGGAGCAGACTATTCAGTTTCTGGTGGTACATTTGAAATACAATGGCCGACAGCAGATTCAAGTAACGCTATAATACGTATAGCATAAAGGAGTAACAGATGGCATCAACATGGACTAACGCCGAGTTGAGGTTAATGGCTACAGGTGAAAATGATAACACCTGGGGTGACCAAACTAATTATAACTTACAACGTGTAGACGATATGGTTAACGCCTATATCGGCGTAACATTATCTGGAGCAACTAAGACTTTAGATTTTTCAAATGACCCAACTACTTATACACAAGAGAATGGTCGTTGTAAGATATTAGATTTTACAGGAAGTCCAGGAGCTACGTGTACAGTTACATTTCCTAATAAGAAAATGTGGTATTATGTTTTAAATAATACTGGCGATAGTAACAATATAATTTGTACCACTGGATCAGGTACAACTTATACAGTAAATGCAGGTAGAGATGCGATTATATATGTCAATGGCTCTAATGCTATTTACAATGCAATTAATGATTTACAAGTAAATACAGTTAATGGAATTGATCCAGCAAATAGTGCAACAAAAGGCTTTGCAATTGCAATGGCTGTGGCGCTTTAGTTTAAAGGAAAGATATGGCACAAGACTTTACAAGATATAAATCAGCAGCTGTGGGAACTAGCCCAGTAACATTACATACAGCAAACACTAACGACGTAGTAGTAGGAATTTCAGTAGCAAACATATTGGGATCAACTATACTAGTAGACGTCTATTTAACTAATTCAGGAACATTCCATCTTGTTAAAAGTGCACCGATCCCAAGTGGTGGATCGTTACAACTATTAGCGGGTGGCGCAAAAGTAGTCATGCAAAATGGCGACGCTCTTCTTGTAAAATCCGATACTGCAAGTTCTGCAGATGTTTGGGTTTCAGCAGTAGACAGCGTAAGTTAAGGAGGATTAATTGCCATATATAGGTAATACACCAGCCGAAAAATATGCGGCGTTTGATGTACAGTACTTTACAACAAGTGCTACTACTTCTTATACATTAGATCATGCTGTAGCTAACGAACTAGATATACGTCTAGTTATTAACAACGTAATTCAA